CAACTGAGAACTTATATGCGTCCGTGTCGTAACCCAAGAAGAAACCGCTTCCAGAATTAAACGACGACATCGTGCCGCCGTAAATGGCACCCGTAGTACCTATACTGACGCTCCCAGTAAACTCTCCAGCGGATGCGTTTACGGTGCCTGTGACAGCAAGGTTTCCGCTCGTATCAATTGTTAAAGTTTGATTGGTGCCATCAGCAAAACTCATAGAGCCGTCTGATCCGAGGAAAAAACCTTGAGCAGTTGATCCGTAAGTTGTATGGCTACCAGAAGTCAGCGATGCTGAATTTATAGTTATGCCGCCTACACTTCCCGCGTTTAGCCCTAAATTGACACTTGTATCAGCGTCTTGTATGGCACTGTCAGCAGAGCCAAGGCTTGTTTGTACTCCTGTGGCCAAGTCTGTTTTAGGTATAGTAATTCCGCTTAGAGTCAAACTCGTTGCTGTAATATCGCCTGTTACGGTTAATGCGGAACTATCAAACAAAATATTATTGGTTGCGTTTCCTACTACAAACTTCCCGTCAGTAAGGTCAAAGAAAGACCCTGACTCAGTCCCGCTCGGAGCTGCGTCAGCATCAGGAATCGTTCCCCCTTTGAGTGTGCCGCCGGTAATTGTTCCCAGGTCAGCAGTAATAGCTCCAAGCTCATCAACACTGAGAGCAGACGCGGTTATAGTGTCATCTATGATCAAATCACCAGCGAAAAATCCAGATATTGTGCCGAACGTGCTGCCGTCGTATTGATAGGCGGCTTGCTTGTTTGGACTAGAAGTTGTGTTGGTGACAACGACAATATCGCCGTCAGTAGGGTTTCTACCAAACGCTGTATTAAACGCAGCAGCATTTGCAGGCGCATCCACGTTATCGTCTGCACTTGTCCTGGTAAACCTGAAGAACCCGTTAGAGTTAAGCAGATCACCTACAGCATAAGCCTGGGCCTGCCCGTCGTATACGTCAGTTCCTAGCGTTGCCCCGACAGTTGCGTTGTTAGCCGGCCTTTCCCCAGTGGCGTCATCAACATCAAGCCACTGCACAGAATCAGCAACCTGGTCCGTGGTAGTGACGGTCTCTGGCCCTTCTACAGCACTTACTGCTGACTCATCTGTCGCTATACCTGTGCCAGATGAAGATGTACCGCTTGCGGTAGCCAGGAACGTATCGCCATTGCTTACAGGCGCTGTCGCACCCAAAGTGACCCAGTTTGTCGTTCCTAGATTTCGTATTCTGTACGTCTGCCCGATAATGATATCCGTGGCAGCAACCTCGTTGTCATACAGAGAGGCTCTAACCCAGTAATATTTAGTCAAGGCGCTACTAGGCAAAGAAAAGGTTATAGCGTCATTCTTAGTCCTAAGGAATATCGACGAATCGCTAAAGTTACTAGTGCTGCTCTGATAAACGATAATATCGTTAAAGGTAGTATTAGGGACCGGGTTATCCCAGGTCAACCGCACGAAATGCCCATCAACCACTGAGCCCAAGTTTGTTGGCGCAGGAACCCCTGAGAATCCATCTGTGATAGATCCGTCAGACGCAATTGTCGAGTAATTCCCAGCAGGCATGTCTGTATAGTTTGCCTGGGTGTCTTTTAGCATGGTGAGCGTGACTGCGCCTTCTGCCGAGAAGTTAAATCCCAGGATGACAAAAGGTGTTTGATTGAAGCTTATTGAGTCTTGATCAGACCCAGCAAACTTATCAAGCGTGATTTTTACCCGGTCCCCAACTGTGTAACGTAGAGCTTTTAGATTGCAGGGGAACTCGATTAACAATTGGTCGTTAGACCTGTTAATCATTTGATAGGTCAACCGCTGACACATGTATACGTCATTGGTCATAGGAAGCTCTACTTCCTTATAGAGGACCTCTCCTGCGTCCCTGGTCAATATGTCTGTCAACTGAACTTCTGGGAATGCGACCTTCTTATGCAGATCTTCTGGGTTGAAGTGAGTACCCTTGATCGTGTTAAACCTGTCATCCCGGGTGTTGGCCACGGTGATATTAATCGGGCCATTGAGGTCGTTATCAGTAAGAATTGCGTCTGACTCTGGCTCTATATACTGACCGGCCTGCATTACATACTTGCCGCTAGAGTAGACAAGCGATCCGTTCATAGAGCTCAGGATCTTGTTTATGTTCTGAGAGTGACTATCGGTCCCGTACAGGACGCCGTTACAGGTGAATCTCTTCTGAGTCTGCGAGTTTGGGATGGATACTAATGCATCTGAATAATCCGCTGAAGAGTGGACAGAGGCCCAATCTATTGCGGAGGACGGAACACCCATTCCAAACTGATCATCGATAACGTAGTTAGCCAAGCACAGGGCTGGGTTGTCTGACCATTGCCAGGTAGTGCTGTCTGAAAGCCTATGTGTAGAAACTCCTAGACTTGAATCATACTCAGGCGACGTGCTGTCTTTGCGCGGGTCGTATATCGCCATGCCCTTAACCAGGGCCTTTATGTCTTGCGGGTTATACTTATTCCAGATCTCTGCGATCTTTTCGTTGTCAGGGAATGAGAACTTAGTGGCAATGTAGGTAAGACCCTGGCCTTTATGATCGCTGGTCCATTTAAAGAACTCACTAGCTACAGGCTGGCTAACTGCCGTTTGACCCCCAATATATTTATAAACTGTGACCAAGGTGGTCGAGTCTATCGGCCTAAAGATCGTGCTAGTGCCGTTAACAATGCCGCCAGCCGCGTTTCCACTGTTTATATCAGCGTTGGGGATAATCACGTTGTCTAAATAGATGTCTGTGATTGCCTCTGACTTATCACCCGTCAAAGCAATTACATGCCACAAGTCCTGGTTGCCTGTACCGCCAACTCCCATAAACGCTACAGGACCTGATATCAAAGACTCACCGTAAACCCGCTTAACTGGAGCGGTTGTCGATCTTACGGTTTTTTGCCTAGCATAATTAGAGTCTGGCCTCGGAATTGACATCTCCATAAGCTTTGACATACCAACAACGCCAGCAGTTATAGCTAGCGCGCCGGTGACAAAAAACGTCGTTCCGCTAATGCCAAAAACCACTTCGAGCATTGGCAAGGCAGTCATGACCAGATTGCCCACAAACATTATTGCTGTAATTATTGCATTCGGCATTTATTCCATCCGCATATTAGGTTTTCTTTGTCTATTTGGATGATACCGTTCTTACAAAGGCACAGTATCTTGTCACCAAGCTTTATGCCCATCAAATCACCAGTAGACATTCTTACTAGGCATGGATCTCCGTCGCTTAACGTCTTGCTTGGAGGCCCTAAAACACTCGACACAGTATGCTTCAGGCTCCCATTGCCTTCTATTATTTTATAGGCTGCAGCCTCGTCTTGATAGTTAAAAGACTCTAAATAATCTACGCCGGTTAATTCTTTTACCACAAACCCTGCCCACTGGCAGCAATCAGCATCGCCGTAGTCAAACCGTCTTTTCTTCCACTTGTTGGCAGCTTTTAATACGTCTAATTTCGAAGCCATCTTAATGCCTATAGTTTCCTGGTCCCCTCGGCTGGGCAAGATCTATATCGCCAGACGTTATTGCGCTGCCCTTGCCTTTCCAGTTGACCTTCACCCCTTCTACAAACGCCAGAAGGTTAAAGAACTTATCTCCGCTGTACCTGGATTGCTGCCAGGTATTAGTGAACATTAGATTTCGGCTTCTTTGCAGTAAGGACAATTGAGACTCGCAAGTCATGGTTATCATGTCGCCCTGGTCTGACCCAACGCTTACAGCCATCTGGTCCATATGACCAGCCCATAACGCCACAGGATTCTGCGTGTTTGCTGGATTTGGCTCCTGAACAAACGCATCATCCTCATCCAATACGCCGAGATATATTGTCACCGGGCGCATGTAGTAGTTTTCTTCTAGCGCCTGCTCTGCAAGCGTAGCGTCAAGCAAAGACAAAGTCAGGGTTATAGAATAAGGCGAAACGTCTGTGCCCTCCTCTACGGCAGATATTGTCGCCAGGTCACCTAAGCCCTGCCAGGTCTGCCCATCGAAAGTATATTCTCCGATTCCGTTATGTACATATAACGTCTGACTAGAAAACTCTAGCTTGGCGAATGACAGCAGCCTTACATGCCCTGCAGCAAGCGCATCTGCTACGGCTGGCGAGAACCCTCTACTCATGCTAAAACGTCCTCCATAGCTTCTATAGTGATGCTACTAACACCTCCGACATCATTACTCCATGACGGATTGTTTCCCAGAATGAATACACCTAGAACCGGGGGTACAACATCAGCGTTTGTGAACGGTGCGCTCGCAGCTGTCGTATTCCTGAGCGGTGGCGCTATATTGACCGTTACATTTCCACTTGAGTCAGTGTTGTAGCTATCTGTCTCTGTCTGAGTGCCAGCATCCCAGTCGCTGACAACCATGTGAAGCTCATTACCGATCCTAATATAGTCACCTGATTTCATATAGCCTTGTGCGCCGCCAGGGCCGCCAGGGCCGCCTGTCAATGACACTTCTGTACCTGACTGACTTGCTGCAGCGACTAAAGTAGAGTCATCTCCTGCGCCTCGTCTAGAGTAAGCAAAGTCTCTCAACAACATCCTATGCTCTTGCCCGTTGAGGCGGCTTAGAAACGCTTGCAGAGTCGCCTTTGTAACGCCCGACACATTGTTGTACTGCATAGTACACTTCCAGAGAGAGCCCTTACGGGATGCTGTCTGCACGGCATTAGTCAAAGGAGACCGGAACACCCTGGTGTTGGTGACTAGCTCCCAGGTGCTAGATGTTGGGTTTATGTTAGGGAATATAAACTGGGTCATACTAGCCTTCCTCTACCAGCCAGGTCCCTGACCGTTTGTATGGTTG